GGGGTATCGCCAGTAGACCCAGACCATTTAGAACATTTAGCGATGGGTGGTGCTAATAAAAATGGATTAAAAGACTTTAGTTGTGTTCCTATTTGCAGAAAACATCATACTGAACGTCATAATATGGGTCTAAGGCGATTTGAAGAAAAGTATAATCTTAACCTATGGAAAGAAGCATTTTATTTATTGAGAGGATATTTTGCAGAATGAAATTCGCAGGTAAAATAAAACAAGGCAAACTTACCTTAGATGATAATCTTGGATTTAGGGATTATTTAAGGCTAATTGAGGGTGATGTTCACTTAGAAATTAAACCTGCCGAAAAGGTGCGTTCTCCACAACAAAACGCATACTATAGGGTTATTATAAGGTTATTAGCTAAAGAATTAGGCTATACTGAAGCCGAAATGCACAATGTTATAAAAGAAAAGTATGAGATCCAATCCACTAAACAATTATCTAAGCCAGAGTTTACTGAACTTTTCGAAGAAATAAAAAGATGGGCAGTTATAGAAATGGGTATTGTACTACCTAATGCTAAGCCAACTCGTCAATCGTCATACTAACCTTATAAACATTATGTGCTTGTTGTTGCACACTAAAAGTATTCTCTCTAAATGTACATATAGCATATCTATCAGGTTCATTAGATTCTTTATCGTCTGTGAATATAAACGGCAGAGTACCACCTAATGTACAATTCCATACAAAGTTAAAGCTATTGTCTGATAACATAGAGTTATGCTTATCTCCTGCACCAGTATCTGAAGTTATTTGGTTTGATACTTCGTTTTCCATCCACATATTGTTTTCTGTTATATAAGAAAATGATAGTTTCCAACTTCTTAATCCTTTTCTACCTAAACCACTTTTAGATTTTAAATACCCTAATTGTTCATCTGTTGTAGTAGAAGGGTAATCTAATTCAAATGGTGGATATTTGTAAGTTCCATTAGGACCATTCATAGTCCACTCTGTTGGTCCATCATAATAAATGTTTGATAACGTCTTACCACCTATAGTCTTTTGTGACTTTATTCCATCAAATCGTCTTGACATTGTAAGATTAAGGTCAGGCGAATTAGGAGCATCAAAATATTTACCTATAACAAAAGAACCTAATTGATGTGGGTAGTCGTCAAATTCACCTACATCGTAAGATAAATTAAAGCTATTGAAATAATCATTTTCTTCACTAAATGTAAATATGCTTGTGCCATTGTATGATGGTCCATAACTTCCAAAATGATTCATAACATTAGTAGTAGATTCTGTTAATTCTGTTTCAAAGCCATCACCATACCCACCTTTGCCTACTACTTTAAAATCCTTAGAATCAGTACCAAGATTATGGTTTAATAAAGCACAAAAGTTTATAGGGAAAGAAGATTTAATAGGATTGTTTTCTGTACTGCCTAAAATAAACTTAACTTGTGGGTCATCAGATGTTTCTAACTCTAAAAATGGATTAGCACAATTCATATACAAAAGTTCTGCACCACCTTTAGAGGTTGAATCCCAACCTAGTTGTCCTGTAGCGTGTAAAAATGTTACCATATCTACATAAAATCTTGGCGTTTTAACTTGCTTTCCCATTAATATCCTCCTGAGCCTCCTGAACTAACACCACTTGTAGATGTTGTTGTTCTACGTTTTGTTTTAATTTTTGTTTTATCTACTTTAGGTAAATCATAATCAGGTAGATTGTATTTAGTTTTATTGATAATACCTTTTTTAGATTTATCCTTAAAGTTTTCCCAAGTAACACCTTCTACATTCATTGACCAATCTTGATTTTCCCACTTTGGTTTTACTTTTATGATATTTGTTGGAACTTTTTTAGTTTCTATGTCTGCAACAATAACACTTTTAATTTCAACTAATCCTTCATAAGTAAATAATTCTGTTTTTTCTATAGGTATTTGTTGTAATGTAAATATGATTATTTTACTGTTACTGCCTTGTAAAAACCAACCTTCAGGTAATTGTGGCGTTATTTCTGCTTTACCAGTATAATTAATTTCTATACCCATAATACCTATATTAGAATCTATAGAACAAGAACCATCATTACATATTATGTTAGCATTACCTTCTGATATTTTAACTTTATTTTTTTCGTTTATTTCTGATAGTTTCATTATTAAGTTCCTAAAATTGATTCTATTGTTGCTACAACATCTTGTACGTTTATTATACCATCATTATTAACATCTCCTGCTGCAAATTGTGTATCTGTTAAATCTGCTGTACCTAATATAAAATGTACCATATTTACTACGTCTAAAATATTAACTATTTGGTCGCCTGTAATATCACCTTGTGTTAAAGCTGGTATAAAACTAAAATCTAAATACTTTGTATCTGCTAAATCGTTGAATATATCTATTTGCATAGTAAAGTGCATCTCAAATGTAAAGCCACCATATTGTTCTATTAAGTCTAAAGTGTTTTCTATAGCGTTAGTTAATGTTATTGTGCCACCATAATTATCATCATTTTGTATTATTGTTTCATCAAATATATAATTTTGTATCTGAGGCATTTCGCCTATTTCCCAACTTCCATTTTCATAAGTTGTTCCTTGGTCTGGGTAAAATCCTGTTTGCAAAAAAACACTTCCAGCAGGAAATTCTGCGTGTCTTAACCAATATTTTGTTTCTATTTCACCTTGTATGTCAGTATCTATGATAGCAGTTAATGGTTCTGTAGAAAAGTTAGTTCCTGTTGCCCAATTAACATTCAATATAGTTTCAGTTTCAACTTCAGGTTCATATATATCTTGTTCATAAGGATTTGCAATAATATAATTAGAAGCCATTTCATCATCAAAACCAACTTCACCTCTATGTATTTGTACTGCTTCAATACTTACCTTATCTAAAGACTTTGTTATTTTATTTACAAAAAATATAGGATATATTGGTTGTCCGTTTTTAATAATCTCTTGTGTATAGTCTTGTCCAAATGCAAGTTTACCACCCATAAGTTCGTCAAATCTTATTGTATCACCTATTTCAAGATTCATATAACTTGGAGGTAAATCTATTTTAGCAATTAGATGTTGGTTACAATACCACATTAATAGTTTTCTTTGTAGTTTTCTTGCAGTTAATTCATCTCTAATGTATTCACTTTCAAATTCTAATTTAGCATCTTCTGATTTTAAACCGTAGTAATTAATATCATAATTATTTTCAGAACCATCAAATGTGTATGTAACAAAATCTAAAGTATCTCTAACAATTCCATTATTATCTTTAATGCCATATCCTGTTTCTTCTGCGTAATCTCCTGAACCATAATCTTTTTTATACTTAACATTTACTTGATTTTTAACATCATCTAGTTTTGTTAAGCTAAATGAATATTTTATAATGTCTTGATTGTTTATGACAGGATATTGTGTAAAGTCTGTTTCTTTATCAACCATATACAAAAACTTAAATTCGCCTTGACTATTAAAAGCAGGTATATATACTGACGATTTAAACAATCCCTCTACAAAAGATTTAGCTTCCTTTTGTTCTTTAAGAGTAAAACTATGTATCCAATTATCTTCTATATCTACATCAGGCAATTCTACATTACCTTCATAATTAAGTTCGTTTTTAAGTATATCTCTTAATATAAATTGTGGTTTAGCTATAGGTTCACCTGAACCATCTATTCTACCTACAATACTTGCATAATAATCTTGATTATATATATCTGTAATTAAACAATCTTGTAATGTATAAAAGTTGTTAAGGTTAGCTATAACTGAAGAAACTTGTTGCTGACTACCTCCTTGGCTTTTAATTAAAGGCATACCCCATTGAATACTGTCGTAAGCATTAGTTGTGCCAAAACCTATAATAATATTATCATAATCAGTACCAGCTATACCATTTAAATTAGTATCAGAAGTTTCATATCTTCTTTCTGATTCATTTATATGAAAAGAATGTTTTCTATTTGGAACTTGACATTCAGTAAACCAATCTTCTAAATCATAATTGCTTTGCCATCTATTATTGTTATTATCCATATCATCAAATTCATAGTTGTTTTCTTTATCTGCATTTAATAATTGTCTTTCAACCCAAAAACTTACTGGTTGATACCTTAGTCTTGAAGATAAAAATATATCATCATCTTGGTAATCTGGTGTATAATGTTCATTTTGTGGAGTTGTATATTGTATATGATAAAGTATTTTAGTTACACAAGGATAATCGCCTATGTCTTTGTTTAATTCTAATCTTGCATAAGCTCCACCACTTTCAGGGTGGCTTGTTCTTATTTGGGAGTTTATATGTAAACCTGTATCATTACGATTATTTTGTATTAAGTCTACATTAAAATTACCATCATAACCTACATCAACGTGATTTTGGTCAATAGTTTCTGTAAATTCACCTTCTTGTGATACATTATCATTAATGTTTGTAGCTTTCCACCAAGTTTTATCGCCTGTATCCCAATTTTCATCATATTTACTATCTAAATCAGAATTATCATTATCATCACCTAAAACATTAACCACTTTAGTAATATTGTCTAATCTATCATTTGTATAACCATAAAACTTATTAGATGACCTTACAAAAGTATAATCATCTTCACCTGAAATAGTTGATTTTCCGTGATTTTTTGCATAAAAAGATACTTTTTCTACAGGTCTATATATTCTTGTAGGTAAACCTATTTCTCCTGTTCCTACTAATACATCTTCTTCTTCTGTATATGATTCATATAAAAATGAATTTTCATTAAGGTTAAATTTAGCACTACCATTTGCATTAGCATTTTCAAAACTATATATATTTGTTTCTAAATTAGGATATTCTCTTGAACCAAATTTCTTTGCTAATTCTTCCATAATAGGCATATAACCATCATTATACACAGATAGACTTGCATTTTCATTTAACCAATTATTAACTATTAAAACGTGTTGGCTATCTATGTACGGATTTTTAAATGATACTTTGTTTGCAGCGTTCCATACATTAAATAATTCTTTATTAGGTTTATCTAATTCTATGTCGTTTAATTTGTTTATAACTGTTGGACTTTTATCTACATAACCATATACCATAGGGTAAGGTTGTCCAATTTGTTCATCAGTATATAAGTTTTCATCTTGTAATGTAGTAGATGGTATTTGTGTTGCTAATTTTTGTTGTGTCAAATCTTCTAAAGTAAGGTTTAGAGTTTCAGCCGATTGACTATAACGCCTAATTGTGCCAGTATAGACAAGTAAACAATCATCTAAGGTATCTATACCATTAGAAGCATAATATACCTGTACAACAGCATTTAACAAAGATTGTACATCATCACTAAATATCTTGCCTTTGTATTGATTGTTAGATATAGATAACGATACACTTGATATAGTGTATTTTGAATTTATAATGTCGGCAGACGACTTGATAGAAGGACTATTAAGTAGTAAAGGGTTATACGCCTCACCACCTATGTTTGTTTCCTTAATTGATAAATTAATTACTTCTGTCGCCGAATCTAACGGTTCATCTATCTGCACACCTTTATATATCCTAACCAAGGGATATAAAGACGTTCTAGTACCATTACCTAGTGCTTGTTTAAATTTAGGAGGTAACGTCAGCATTAACCAATTCCAAAATCACTACCCCTACGGACAGCTTCTTTAATTGATTCTGCAAGTTCGCCTTCAACAAAATCTTGTGTTAAAACATTACCTGTAACGCTTACATTGATACTTCCACCACCACCTGATTGATTCATTTGGTTAAGTGTTTCTAAGCCGATAGATTCTACTGCATTTCTACTCATTACAAATTCGCCACGTTCAGCTTCTATAATAGTACCACCTTGTGAGTGTCTGTTTCCACCTACATAACCACCTTGTTCAAATGAGCCATAGACACCTCCACCACTACTACTAGAATCAGATACATTTGTAGATGAACCTCCAAGAACAGAACCTAAAGCAGCAGCCATAGCTGCTCCAAGTGCAGGAACACCTAAACTTGCAGGAAATGGAATTTTAGTCATAGCTTCTGCCATATAAGTTATTACGGCTTCTTGAATTTTAGCTACTACAGCAGCTTTTGCAGCTTCTTCAGCAGCTCTACCTGCATTTTTGTACCCTTGACCTAATCTAAAAGAAGATTTTAAAAGTTGTTCATTTGCACGAATTTCTGCATCTATCTTTTTTTGATTGTCATCTTTTTTATTTAATAATTTTTCATAAGCTGCTATTAAAGCATCCAAACCATCAAGTTGGTCTTTGTTTAATAAACCTTCAAGTTCTAATCCTCTTGCAAATTCTATTTGGGATTCCATAATAGCAAGTCTACCATCTAAACTTTTAGCGTAAGATTGTGTTAACAAATCTTGTGTTTCTACCATTTCTGTAGTTAAACCTATAGATTCGCCAATTTGCTCATTTAAAACTTCTACACTTTCACCTTCAAAATTAATTTCTTCACTTACTAATTTTTGAGAATCAAATAATAACCTATTTGCATTATCTCTATCTTTTGTTAGCTGTAATAATTTAAATAATATATTTGTATTTGTTAAATTTAAATCAATTTCATTAGCAATTCTAGCTTGTTCTGCTTTATTTGCATCTTGTGAAGCAGCTGTCATATCAGTTTTTAATTGTTTACGTTCATCTCTTTCTTTCCTTATAGCTTTTAAAACATTTTCTGTTGTAATATTTTGAAATCCAGAAATTTCTGTAAATTGTCTTTTAACGCCATCAATTACTGTTTCAGTTACACCTAATGTTTCTAATTCAATATCGTGCATATTTACAACTGTACTTGCTAACAAATCTTCAGCATTGATTGCAAAATTATTTATACTATTAAGAGCTTTTTCAAAAGATATTAAATCTTGTAATTCTGCCATTTCTTCAAGTGTTGCACCCATATCTTTTAATTGTCTAACAGCAGTTTCTAAATTAGTTTCCATTATTTTTCTTAATGATTCAGCCATATTATTTAAAAAATTAAGTACTATTGGAGTTGACTTTTCACCTATAAAATTAGTAAAATCTTCCATAGTTGCATTAAATTTATTAAATTGGTCACGAGCAGTAATTTGTTGGTCGCCAAGTTCAGATGCTTTTGTTCTAGCTGCTTCCATAGCAGCAGTAAAAAATGCTTGTTTTTTTTGTGCGTTAGTTAATTTATCAGCAGTAATTCCTAATTTTTCTGCATAATTTACGTATGCTTGGTCTGATTTGACAATAATACCAATATTATCAAGCATAAGACGAGATTGACGACCAATACCAGTAATAAGTGATTCTACAGCGTGTGCAGTATCAACACCAAGTGCAGCACCAAGAGTTTGTGCCATTTTAAACATTTCAGCCATTTCATCTGTATTTCTTGTAACACCAAGAATCATAGCATTGTTTGCTTGTTTAAATAAATCCATTTGGCTCATAGTACCTTTTACTGCACTACTAATTTTTGCAACTGCTATAGCCGAATTTTCGCCAGTACCACTTAATGTAGTAAATGCTCTTGACATATCTTGTACACGAGATGCTTGTTGAGAAAATTGCATTAATTGTTTAATACCCATTCCCATAGCAAAGTTAAATACTAACAACCTTGAACGTATAGTAGATAAACTATTTTCAAAAATAGACATAGGTGCACGATTTCTACCTATTTGGTCACTAAATTTTCTACTACCTTTTGTAGCTTTATCTGTTGTTTTTGTATAACCAGCTTTAGCTTTTTCTAATTCTTTTATAGCGTTAATTAAGGCTTTATGACCTTGTGGTTTAAACTTTACGATAATATCAGACATCTTTTTTCGCTTTCTCTTTTACATTGTTCATCTTCTTTGCCATCGCATTTTTAATTATAAAAAAATATTGTACCCATCTTGCAGGTTGTTCACCATAACTACCTGAGTGTGCTGGTGTACCTGTTTCTGTACAATATAAATACTTATTAAGAAGTTTCATATACTTCTCATCTCTAACGTGATTTACACACGCAAAGAAAGGTAATTGTGCAGTAATACTTTTAGCCACATCAAACTCCTTCCCTTTTTCTTCGTTAAATTCTTTAGTTTCTTGGGCAATTAAATCAATAACTGCCCAAATATCATCTTGTGATTCAAACTCTCGTGTTTCGTATCCGTTTTCCGTTTTTACAGGTAACTGTGCTTCATAAGGAAAATCACAATAAGGACAGCCTCCACAGCCGTCAGACAATATAGTCAGTTCTACTTGGAGGCTTTCTCTTCCCCCACAAGAAGATACTCCTGCATTTTAACAAAAATATCAGTTCTATCTTTCAATGTGAGTGTTTTTAGAAACTCATCAGATGTATCGCCATCAATACATAAACGTAACCACTTAGTAATCGTACTATTCATCATCTTCATACCTTTAGGATTACCTTTAGCATCATACTGATACTCTACAGAATCAAGCATTTCATCTCTTTCATCTATAGATACATCTTTTAACTTAATCTTACTTCCAGATTCAAGTTTAAATTCCATTGTTTATTCCTTTATTTTAATTAACAACTAACTTCTACTAAAGAGTTGGAATCATCGCCAACAGCTTTTACTGATACATCTAACATCATAATATCGCCTTCATTAAAAGCAACATTAGTCAATACTGTAGTTGGCATACTTATACCAAACTTACCATTAGTCATAGTACCATCATCATTTAATAAGGTAGCCTGTGCTGCTGTAGAACCTTGTTGTGTTTGATTATTAAAACTAGCTATTAATGGTTCAGTATTAACGTCATATTTTGCTGTTACATCCAAAGTTGCTGAAAATTCACCTGCTCTTGACACAACTTCATAACCTGTTGAAACAAGACCAGTAAATGTAGCAGGATTTTCTAATGTTAATGAAAATGAACTCATAACCAAATCATCTACACCATATATTTTTCTATATGCAACATCACTCCAGCCACTCATAAAGTAGTTTTCACTTGCTGCAAACGCTGTGTCTATACCAGCAGCTAAATTTTCATCTGAAAGGTCCTCAGCTAAAGTTCCTGTTTGAAATGTAGCAGAAAACTTAATTCTACCACCTTCAGTTCCTACATCACCATTTAATGTTAAAGACGTTACAACACAATCTTTAAAAGCTAAATCTGAATTACTCAAAGGTGAAAACATAATAAGTGAAAGCAAAGTTCCTACTTGACTAGAATCAGTTTTACCAACTGACTGTACTCCTGCGTTAGATGCAAATGAATATACTCCATCTGTTCCAGCTCCTTCTGCTTTACCTGTAATATTTTCTAATAACATATCAAGTGCATTTGTAGTTGCAGTACCTGATACTGAGATTTCTTTAACAGATGCTTTTACATCTTGAAAAAAATCTTCTTTTTGTAATACCCTGCTCCCAGTCCTAACATCAAGAACTTGGGTTGGGTTTAAAGATGGAAATCCTACAGAATCTACATCTAAAGCGTGATAAGCATTTCCACCATTTGCTTCTATAGTTCCAAAAGCATCTTGCTCTGCTATAGCAACTTGAAATTGTTTAGGCGAAAAAGCTGTTGTATTAATGCCCATTATTTACTCTCCTTTTTCTTTTTTACTTGTTTAACTTCTTCTACATAATCCCAAGCAGGTTTTGGAACTTTATCAACCTTAACTTGCTTTCCAGAATTTATTTTATTTATTAAAGACGAATCATATCCTCTAAACGTAAAACACCAAAGTTGTGTAATAGGATTCTCTTTATCTTTAAGTTTTATTTTCATATTTGCTCCTAAGCTGTATTACTATGATGTTGTCCACGCCATTCAAACTGTACAACATATTCGTTTTCGTCATCTAAGGCGTTTAATTCTGTAGATTCAATTCTACAATTAAAACAGTTTGTGCTATTAGTATCATCTAATGTCATACTAATGTTATCGTGTATTAACGCCTCAATTCTTGATACAAACCTTAAAACGTGGTCTAATGATGTTTTGTTTACGTTAGGGTCTGCAAAGTAATAAAACATATTAATTTGAAATTCCCTAATTTCTCCATTTACATTATACTCACTTAAAGTGCTACCTACAGGGTCAAGCCGTAAATATTGATTACCTTGCTCTTTTTGCTCGTGTCCAATATATACAGGTAAAGTACCCTTAAATTCTGTTCTTAGTGTGTTACGTAATTTATTAAGAATATTAGTAAAGTTGTTAGTAAAATTTACAGCCATCTTAATATCCTCTATAAGTTCTAATTCTTGTCATTTTGATAGCTTTACCAGTAGAAGCATCTACATCTTCATATCTGCCAAAACATTCTATTTCCCATTCATCGTTTTGAATTGCATCTGTATTACCAGCAAACCTTATTTGTAAACTCCCAGCTAAAGGTTGATAATCACCACTAATTACTTCATTAGATAATGCTTCATTGTTTTTAAGTTTTACATCATCTTTAGTAAATACTGAGTATTTTGCCGTACCTAATGCTCCACCTGTAGTAATGATAACTTTAATCAAATCATAGGTTCCTACCCATTCACCTCTAGTATCTACAGGTCTTATAGCACCTGCTGTACCATAAACCACATCTCTAACTACGCCTTGTGAACTATCTCTTGTTACTTGCCAAGATAAAGCTGCTTTACCTTCATTTATGTTATTTATGTTTTGCATAGCTTCTTCTATTAAAGCATTAGCTAATTCACTGTTAGGGTCGTGGCTTTTAATCATAAAGTTAGCAGCTATTAAAGCCGTACTTCTAATGATAATATAGTCATAGTTACCTTCTTTATCTTTCCACGCTTCTTTCGGCATATTAGGGTCTAGCATACTATCTAGGTATCTACTAGCATCAGTTCTAAATTGTGTGACAACACCTGCAAAATCTTCTCCTGCTTCCATTAATGAATCAGCAGGATTTATTGTAGTTGCATAAAATAATAACGAATCACATCCTTCGTTGTATAGCCATTGGTTTTCTTCTGTCCAAGTTACACCAATATATACATCTGTACTTGTACTATGTGTTGCTGTTGTTGTACCTAAAAATCCTCTTTCTACTGTTATGGTATTAGAAGATATATTCGTAATTAACATTTTTTCATCATCTATCTTAATAATATCGCCATAAGCAAATACACTACCATCTACTACATCTATTGCAGTTTCTATCACATCTACTACTTCATCTGTATTTGTCGTAGAATCAGTATAATTCTCAGTTTTTTGGTATGGTGTAAGGTCTTGTCCATCTTTAAATAATATTGTTACTAACCCTGTATTGTCGGCTTCATATAGCTCATTACCAGCGTGTGTAAATAATTGATTCCAACCATATATAGGTTTTTTACCATCAAAACTATCTAATTGTGGAAATACTCTTTTTAATTCTTTGTGTGTACAATATATTGGTGCTGCCATTACTTACCTCTCATTTTTCTTCTTACTTTTTTAGAGTAACTTGCTCTTTGTTTACCTGCTTTAGTAGCACGTCTTTTTTTTCTATTTTCGTATGCTTTTTGTGAAGGACTTAAACTATCTCTTACAGATTTAGGTAAATACCTACCACGTTTAGATTTAGGTTTATTTTTATCTTTTTTAGATACATAATCCCATTTTTGTTTAGTCCATTTCTTTAAAGACTTTTGTGATTTTTTTAAAGCCATTACTTATAGCCTCCACCTTTAGCTTTGTATTGTCTTGCTAACATTTGTGCTTTACGAGCCGACCATTGCCCTGCCCTACCACCTTTACTACCTGCTTTAATTTTATTAAATAATCTTTTTCTCATTGTAGGCTTAGTATAGTTACCTGCTTTATTTACTGTGCTTTTTCTTTTTTTTCTTACCATTTTTTACAACTCCAATATCTTGCTGTTGTTTTATCTTTTGCAGTTGCACATTTATGCCTTGCTCTAAAAGACTTACGTCTAGCTGGACTTGATTTTTTAATTCTCATATTAGGGTCACCAAATGCTACCCTTTTAGTTTTACTTCCTGCCTTTACAAATACTTCAAACTTTTTACGACCATAACCAGGTCTACCCTTAGTTATTCTTCGTGGCTTATTCAATCTAACTGATTTTCCTTTATACTTAGCCATTTCACTTTTTCTTTCTACGCTTAGTCTTTTTCATCTTTTTCTTTTTGTTTTTATATATTCCATATCCCATATTTTCTCCTTATACAAACCCTAATATTTCGACTTCTGCATTAATTTTACTATTCATACTTCTTGCTTCTATATTACTTATAGTATTTTCTTTTATTGTATCTGCTCGTAAACCACCACTATGAGCCGAATCATAATTAAAACTTGTTACGAACTCACCATTAGCAGGTCCTGTAAAATCTAAAGCACCTGTTTCGTAGTTAATAGTACCTGTAGCTGCACCTATAATATTGCCTTTACCATCATCATAAGCAAATACTCCTTGATTTTTAGTTTCAACATAGTTTGTATTATCAAATACTGTGTCATCAGGTAATTTTCCTGATATTGGTGCTTGTACACTCCCAATAGCAGGTACTCTGCCTACACCAAATGGTGTTGTTGCTGAACCTGGTGTAGCTAATAAAATAGCTGAATTTCTAGTTCTGTTAGTAGAAGTAAATCTTATGTCGCCATTTACAATACTTACAGTAACACCTTTTTCAAAAAGATTAGAACTTGTTGTATAAAACTGAGTGTCAAGTGCAGATTGAATCTTGCCTAAAACACCATTATTTCCACCAAATTTAGTGTTTGTAGCATCTGTTGTAAATGTTAAATCAACAAATGTACTTCCACCATCAACTGTTATGTTAATACCATAGGCTGTTGAAGCAGCTAAACCTGATTCTGTATTTGGCGTTACGCCTGACATTCCAAGCTCTTGATAACCTGAGTTGTAAAACTTCATAGCAAAAGAACCTTTAACAATACCTGTTGGGTATGTAGCACTTCTGCCATATCCAAATAAATTTTGTGATGTATATCTACCACTAGAGTTAGTTTGTACTATTCCTACTGCATTAGCATCATCGTGATACTTATCGTATTTTTCTTGTGTATTAAAAAAAGGAAAATAAACTTTAGCATCAACAACAGCACCATTAGTAGAATCAGTTTGTGCATCACCATCTGCTGTTATTGAACCATATAAACCTCTTTCTACAACTAAAGTATCAGCATCAGTTATAGATGTAACTCTCATAATTTCTATATTACTTACAGTAGTTCCTGTTGTAGAACCAACCTGTATTAAATCACCTACTCTAAAAAAGTCTGTATCATCAACATCTAACGTAGTAGCATCATTTTCTAATTTTGCTTTAATATCTGTTACAGCAGCACTGTATAGTTTACCACTATTAACATCGTAACCACCTTTGTTATCTATAGTTTTAGCATTAGCTGCCGAAACAGCACCATTGTAGGCTACCAAATATTGTGTTGGCAAAACTATATATTGGTTAGCTGCCATAACATAATTTATATATCTATATACAGAAGGAACACCAGTACCTAAATCAAGTAAATTATATTGGTCAATATCACTATTATTTTTGTATTCAGTTATTTTTAATTGCACTTCTACACCTACAGGACTATTGTTTTTTATTATTAATAGTTTTGAGCCTTTTAATATACTTGCATTAGTTTTTGCTAAAGATGCTAATTGTATAAATCCATCACTATTATCTACTTTAGCTATTTCAGAATATACTTCTGTATAGTCATTACTCATAGAGCATAGATACTCTTTGTCTTGCCCTGCTTTTACTGTTAAATTTGCTTCTAATTTTGCCATTTCTTCTCCTATGCTATATGATACTTGACTTGTACCTGTAAATTTATATCGTCTGTGTTTGTTTCATTTTCTACAAAACAAGCAATTACTTTACCACTTGTTACACTTGAACTTTGTATTGTCATATCTATTGATTTTATTACATTTCTATCTACCGAAGTTGCCTGTCCATCTGCTAATACTGTACCATTAGATAAATTACCATCATTTGTTGTTCCATCTGCTACCATATCATAACTCATTAAATGAACATTTATAGTACAATCTGTATCTTGGTCTGTTGATACAAGAACTCTACCTGCATCTATAACCATATTGTATGGAACATAAAATAGCATACAAGCAAGTTCATCAGTAAAATCTGCTTTATCTATTGAAGTATTAGGGTTTGTACCACTTCCACCTTGCACCTCTTGTGCTGCACCTGTACCAAATTCAGCCATACCATTAACAGGAACAAAACTATGATAACCTGCACCATAAGGTACTACTCTATAACCTGTAAAACTTAATAACTGTGTAGTAGCACTTACTTGTGATGTTCCTACTTTGACTAATGAGTTAGAAGTATCTACAACTAATAAATCTGTACCACTTGCATTTCTAACTCTTAATGTTCTTATTGTGTCAGAATTAGGATATATCATTATTTGTCCTTGACTAACACTTAAACTAGATGAAGTGCCTTCGCCATCTTCTACAGTAGACAATGTACCTGAAACACCATTTGTTTCATCTGCTACTTTTAATAAACTTTTATATGTATTTGCTGGACTTTTACCTGCTAAACTTCCCATTATTTATCCTTTTTATCTTTCGGCTTTTCTTTCTCATCAATCAATGATTGTACCATTTCTATAGCACCAACAACTTTTAAAAATGCAACTTCTAGTTGGTCTTTTTGTTTAGTTAAGTTATCTAGTTTTTCTTGTAGTTTCATTTATTCTCCTAATTACCTATTTCAAACCAATTATTACCATCAC